GATAGAGTTGCACCATGTCGTCATTGTACCAATCGGCGACTTGAAACATCCGCTCGTCTTTGTCCACTCGGATTTTTTCAAAGGGGATGTGTTCCATTTTCGCAATGGTTCCCATCTTGTTCCAAGTCACGGCAACGGCAAACCCGTTGAATATTTCCAAGTCAAGGACGAGTTTCTCGGTGATGTCGTTGAGGTCGTCATGTTCGGACAAACCATCAAAGAACTTGGCGTAGCGGGCTTGTTGCTCCACGGTCATCTTGTCCCCAGGTTTCCATCCACCGCCAATGATGTAGTTCACCTTGCCGTTCACGATAGCGTTGTGCTTGGAACTGCGGCGGTAGTTGTCAAGGAGGTAGTACGGGTACTCGTTGAACGCACCGTAGGTGATGTACTTGCCCGCCTTGTTCTCTAACATGACGGGGACCTTATGTTCAATACCCAACCATTGGGTGAACGATTGCTTTATACTACTCATAGGGTATGGACGGTAAATGTGAGGGACTTAATGCTGATGGCCACAGCACTACCTACGGCGTTGACATAGACCGTGAACTCGTCGCTGGTTGCGGCGTTCAGGTATGCTTCGGAAATATAGGCGTGAGCGTGCGTTCCCTGCGTTGTTTGGTTGAATGCGGATTGGCTGATAATGCTGCCGTTCTTGGCGACATAGATGATGTATTCTTGATTGTTTTGGCCCGAAAAAACAACTTGAGCGGCAACTCTTACGGCTGCTGATATCGCCCCCGTGTAAGTGATGCTTGACGCATTCTGTGTAAAGTTGTAAGTGCTGACGATGCCAGCGGTCATCGCTGATGTGATTTTTACCGCCGTGTTGAGGGTCGGGGTAAATGACACCGCCGAAGTTATGTGTAGGCTTGCCACGCCCCGCTCTCGGTTCAAGGTAGCAGTATCGGCAAGGTCGTCAAACAAACCGCCCACACGGGCGGCGGTGTTGGCTGCGGCGGTTGTTTCGTTGGTAATAGTTGCGGCACTCGTCTGCAACTGCGTTCTCGTTTGTACGCTCATTGGAATGTTTGGTCAAAGGTTGAATCAAAGATGCTCACGGCACTTGCGCCGTACACATTGTACTGGATGGAATTTGCGAAGGTGTTGAAGGTCAGCGAAACTACCTGTACATACGCCAAGCCCGTTTCAACCACCGCAGTTGCTGCGCTAACCGTGGAAGAGGTATCGTAAACTTCGTAACGATACGAGCCTGTTTCAAGCGACCCCACGGCAAGCGAAAATTTGTCATAGCGTTCGGTGTATTGCGATAGGTTATCCGATTTCAGCAGGGTGAAGTCGGTCGTGGCATTCTTGGCGATGTTGGTCAGGCGCAAGATGAAGCGGTCACCCGATGAGGCCCGCTGCGTCCAAGTGACGACGATGGTGTTGGTAGTATTGGGGGATAGGTATATCATCCTATTCCCAAATGTACTTTGCGCCCGAATTTCACAATTTGCGCCCAATACTTCGGTAGAGTTCGGCTCTGCGCTCGGCGGTCTTGCTGATGTCAAACCGCTCACGGACATCCTTGGACAACTGCACGGCAAGGGAGCGAGCATAGTCGGGTTCGTTCACGAACTTGCGGACGGCCTTGTACCAAGCGTCTTTTTTGCCGTAGGGTATCAGCAGACCGTTGTGGCCGTGGACCAAGATGTCCGTGTAGGGGATGGTTTCGGATGCGATGATAGCCTTGCCCATCCATCCCGCTTCAACCACCTTCAACTCCGATTTGAGGCGGTTGAACTTGGTATCTCGCAGCGGTGCGATGGTGGCGTTGATGAAGTTGTACCCTCCGACATAGGAGTAGATGTCAGCCGCTTGGATTCGGCCGTAGTTCGCATTCTTGCCGTTGCAGGATAGCATCCGCTCGTAGTCCACATAAACAGGATTCTCGTTCCACCCGCCAAGGTAGATTTTGTATCTCCCATCCAGCGATTTGTCGTGGGCAAGCAAGCCAAAGGAATGCTCCACCAAGGCGATATCCTCCTGATGCTGCGCACCTCCGAACCAGCCGATTTTAAACAGGTGCGGCTCGGGTTCTGCCGTCGTGTCGGGCAGGTATTGCTGGTAAGCCTCATACGGTTCGTTCGGCAGGATGGTCACGGCCTTGTTCAGCAGGCGTATCTTCTGCGCCAAGTGTTCCGTGGTCGTGGTCACATGGTCCGCAAGTCGGATATGCTCCCGTATCTGCTCATCCAATTTTGTGGACAGGTAGTGCCGATACATGATATGTCCGCTCTCCAGCACCCAGTAGTCGTCAAGGTCCAAAATAACCTTCGCTCCAAAGGCCGTGAGAGCCTTGTAGACATTGCGAATTTGGTCCAAGGTACCTTGACACCAAAGGCGATTGAAAAGCCATATATCAACGGTCTTTAGGTCTTCGTCCTTGACATTGGCGATGTTGTCCACGCACACATAGTCAAACTCGGTGTAGTTGTCGCCCAAGTAGGCGTTCGGCATCTCCAAGCGGTAGAAGGAACACCCCGTCGGGTGGGCATTGTAAACGATGCAAATTCTCATGCCCAAAGGTACAAAAAAAAGGGCCACCCCTTGCGAGATGGCCCCTGACCACTAAACCATGCGGCGTATGAGAACCGCAGGTCAAAGATAGTCTACGAACCTGTGATTTGGGTCGTCAGCGCAGAGAATGTTGCAGCGGCGATGTTCAGCATTGCATCGGGTTCCATACCCGTCAGCGTCATCTCGTAGCCACTCCTGTCACCGAATGCAGTACCCGTTCCAGCAGTTCCTGCCGAGGCTTCCAAGCCGTTTGCAGCACCAAGCAACCAGTAGCGTCCGTTATTGTCAAGGACGATGACCAGCAAACGATTGCGAGCCAAAAGGCGCAGTTCATTGCGCACGGCGGTCTGCAATTTGTTGATGGTGAAAGTCACTTCGGGGGTGTAGAACAAGGTGCCGTTCTCAACCGATGCGTTCAGCGTTTCGGTCATGCTGGAGGTCGCTTTGGTTAGGTCGTATTCAAACCAAGACCCCGACACCGAGGTAGGTGTGAACCCAGTAACCAATCCGCTGCCGTTCGTGTTGACCGAACCCGTAGCGTTGATTGGTTGCACATAAATCGTTTTGATGCCGCCGACTGAATCTCGGCATCCGAGGGCGTAGCCCGTAGTTAAGGAGCAGGACATAGTGTATATTTATTTTGTGAGTTGCAAGAATAAAAAAGCGGGGGGAAGTTTCCCTCCCCCCTTACACTTAGGCCAAGCGGAAGTCAACCACAAGGTCTGGATAGGCTACCTGTACACCAACTTTGAAGGCTGCTTGGAAGCGGACTTCATCGTTGTCCTTGGAGTACCACAGGCTGAAGTTCTCCTCATCGGACAAGAGGTCAGTTCCGTAGAAGAAGTTGCCGAGGTAGGAGCAGACGATGCGGTTCGTACCTGTCAATCCTGGGACTGCAACGACACGGACATTGGTACCAGGGTAGATGATGTCACCATCAGCCAAACCTTGGAGGTCCACCTGATTGTACATGACACCCGTGTTGGCTTTGAACGCTCCAATCAAGGTGCGGAAGTTATTCCAGCCGCAGAACATTACGAGGTCATTGCGGGTCAAGATAGCCTGCGGAATTTGGTTGTAGATGTTATCAAAAACGCTGATGACATTGGTGGTAGTGATTGAAGAAACTGCACCTGTATTGCCTGATACGGTAGAACCTGATGCAGCGTTCAAGATTGTCAGCAAGCCTGTGACCAAGGTAGAACCAGACCAAATGGCGTTCTCCAAAGCCTCGGCAATGCGGAGGGCTTTCTGCTCGGCGAATGCTTGCTCAAAAGGTACGCCATCGTAGGTTGAACCTTGGGTCAACTGCGTCTGCATCCAGTACTGCTCCAATGAACGAGGACAAAGAGCCTCTTGGATTTTCATGGCGGCGACGGTGATATTGCGCTGGCTAAATGTGGTGGTGCCTGATGCAGTCCATCCGCAAGCAGTACCAGCGGCAAGGGCAGCATCGGTGTCCATCAAGTTCAGGGCAGCGGCTGATTTGATACCAACCTGTTTGGTGAACAGGGCGGCAGTACGGGCCGCAAATACGGCCTTGGTGATGAGCGGCAACCGATTTTGCTCGGTGTAGGCGGTTAGGGTTCCAAGTGAAAATGACATGGCTTTGTTTTTTGGGGGTTAAAGGTTAATTGGATTTTTTAAGGTTTTGGATTGCTTGTGCGAGGTTGTTGAAGTTCTGCTGGGTTGCGGCCTTCCGTTGCTCCACGATGGCGGATGCAGTAGGCTTGGGGGCTTCAGAAGGGAGTTCAGCGACCTTCTCAACGATGTCGGTCATAGTTTCCATTTGGCTTGCAAAGGAGGCCATCTTCTCTTTCATCTTGCCCATTCCACTATATGCTGCCTTCATTTCTTCAACGATAGCGGCAAGATGCTTGGCGACGATTTCTTCCACCATCGCAGGGTCTACCAATGGGTAGCCTTCGGCGATTTCACTCACCACTTCACCTGCAACTTCGGGGGTTATCTCAGCGGCAACGGCGACTTCCTCGGCGGGGGCAGGGGCTTCGGCTACGACAACTTCGGTGATTTTGCCGCCTTCGGTCTTGACGACACCAACGCCTTCCACTTCATGTTCTCCATCAGGAGCGGGGAGGGTTTCGTCTTCGGTGATGACATAGACAGGAGTTCCAGCAACGAGGTCGCCGTCCACACGGATGACCGTACCATCTACCAACTTGTAGTCGGCAAAGGCTTGCTTTTGGGTTGTGAACTTGCGGAGTTCGGTCCGCAGTGTTTCAATGGCTGATTTCAGGTTCATGTTATTGGGATTTGTAGGTTGGTTGGATATGTTGCAAAAAAGCGGTTAAGTCGTCTGCGAGGCCAGCGAGTGCGACCTCAAGCTCGGTCCCCGTGTTCTTCATGCCGAACAAGCCCTCAACGGAGAAACCCTTGAAGGCGTGGCGATTCTCCCACACCTCATCGTTCTCCACTTTGAACGACCCAAACCAAGAGCCGTCGGGGGTGTCCTCGTAGCCTTTAGGGGGAAGGATGCCCCGCTCTGCGTCGGTGATGTAACTCTCAAACATGAAGACACCGTCAAGTTCGGCGTTGTGGTAAGCGTTCACATTGTGCTGGTTGCCTTGCTTGAAATATTTCTGCACGATTTTGCGGATGGTCGCCTTGTCAAAAACGACATAGTACTCGCCGTAGGTGTCGTCCTTGCGGAAGATGGGCGTATCGGCAAGCATCAGCGGCCCGGTAAGCACACGGCGTTCACCGGTTTCGGCAAATCTTTGCGGGGTCTTGGCGAAGGCTTGGAAGGGTTTCTCAATCGCAGGCATATCAACGAGGGCAACGAATTGCACGCCTTCATCAACCTCATCCACAGTCATCCGATATACGGGTAGTTCCATAGGGGGATATGTAGGAGTTACCCCAATGTTGCAAATTCGGACAACCTTCGCACCCTGCTGGTCGTCTGCTGGATGTCACGCTCAACCACATAAGCCCGCATGGGTTGCATCCCTTGGCCTTGGCCGTTCCCGAAGGAGGACAGGTCGGTCGTGTTGGGGTTGCTGAAAATCGGAGGTGCAGCACCGCCACCTGCTCCCATCGGCATCGGTCCACCGGGTGAAGGCGCACCGCCTGATTCCCCGCCACCCATGATGGTCTTGCCTGCTTGAATGCCTGCTGCCGTGATGGCTGCAATCCGTAAGCCTGCACGAATCTTGGCCATCGTGTTTAGAGCCTTGGTTTGTGCGATACCTACTGCACCACCAGTCAAAGCGTTTGCAGGGTTAGCAAAAGCCATTGCCGCATTTGCAGACATCTCTTTTTGAAGGTTTATGATGACATTGGCAATAGCCGAACCTTTCTCAATCGCCAAGGCTGCAATGGCCAAGCCTTTGTTCTCGTTGCCGAATGCAGATAGGGTTTGGCTGATAGCGGTAAGCGAATCAAAGGTGACCTGCTGCTTAAAGTCAGCAACGGACTGCTCAATCCGCTTGATTTCTTCGGCTTTGGCATCTTCAATTTGAATAGTCCTTGCCGCCGCTGATGCACGGGCTTGGCCCTCCTTTCGCATTCCATCAATAATGGCTTGCTCTTGGGCTGCTTGGTCATCCAGCCTCATCTCGTAAAGGGTGAGGTTTAAATCCTCAACAAACTTGATGATGGCGTTGTTTTCCTCTTTGAGTTTTTCCAGCCTTGTCTTTGTGGCTTCTTCTGCCGCTGCTTTGCGCTTAGCATCATTAGCAATTAGGTCGTTCGTGTGCTTTTCGTAGGCATCCCGATAATTCTCCAAAGTAGCCTCCTGCCTCATCAAGGCTTGGGCTTCTTCCATTGCCCTTTGCTTTGGGTCGGGTAGGTTGAGGTAGCGACGCACGGCTGCGGTCAATTCGTCCCACTTGGCTATCAATAGACCAACGGCTGCGACTGCTGCGCCGATACCCGTTGCAAGGAGTGCGATACGGAAAGCCTTCATCGCTCCTGTACTTGTTCCCACCGCTACGGCGTAGAGAGCCTGTGCCGCTGCTTGGCCTTGGGTTATCAAGATACTATCCTTGTTCAGCAGGTTGGCCACCTGTTGCACACCGTTGGCGAGGGCCATGGCCGCTTGGACCTTGACGAGCGACTTTTGCAGTTCTTCCTCTTCGGCCCCAAACAAAGCCGCTGCACCCTGGGCGATTTGGAATCCCGCCGTGATACCTTGGACCGCTGATACGAAGGTGTCAATGGTTCGGGTGTCCGATGCGAGTTGCTTAATCCTTTGCTGCGTATCGCCGATTTGGTCTTTGAGGCGGCCCGCCTCTTTCTCCATTTCACGGAATGCCTTCGTTCCGTCTTGGCCTGCGAGGGCCATATCCGCAAGGGTCTTCTGTAATTCCCGCAAGCGGGTCTTTGCGCTGGTCGTGCCAGCGGCGGTGGAATCCTTGAGGCCAACCTCAAGTACAATTTCTTTGGTTACATCTGCCATAGTTATCCTTCGGAGGGTAGTTCGGGGTTTACGGGGGGTTCGTAGCCTGGGTCGGTTGGGTCGGGGTCTATCGGTCCATTCAACAGGGCCGATGGGTCGTTTGCAATCGGTGTCGTGCTGGTAGCAGCAAAGTCGGCAAGGTTGAGGATGCGACGCAAGGTTACACGGCAAGGCTTCATCTGCCCGACCAGGTAGTCCCGAATCTCCAGCAACCGCCAACGGATGCCGCCGTAGTACACGGGCTTGCGGAAGTCCAGTTGGTAAATGTCCACGCTTGATAGCAGCATCGTGAGTTCCAACTGCAAGGCCTCTTGGGACACGGTTTCGTTGATGTAGTTCAGCCAGTAGGTGTTGTAGAGATTGTTGTTGGTGTAGGCAAACGGCGACCCGCTTGCGTTGACTGCGTTGTAATAGACCAACCTTGGCTGCCCGAAGGCCAAGTCCACGCTGGGGTTGTAGGGGTTGTCAATGTGGGATACGAAGGGGAGGTTGCTTTGTGATACGGTTGTAGCAAAACCATCGCCATCAATACCGTACCAATAGAGCCAAGGCGTTTGACCTGCAATGCGGTTGTATTGTGCGATTCGGTAGCCCGTTTGCAGTGGCTTGATGCTTCCGCTCAACCGAGTTCCCTCCAAATCCCAAGTACGGCCAAGAATCTTATCCGAGGCAAACGATGCGGGGATGAGTGTACCGCAAAGCGTTTCAACGACCTTGTCGCCTTTGCCGTAAAAGTTGGAGGTATTGAAGATTCGGCCACCATAGCCTTCACGGGCCAAGGGGTAGGACTGCTTATAAGTTTTGCTCAAATAGTCCCCCATGTCCTTGTACTTAAAAATGACATTGGTATAGGCGTTGGGGTCGCCGTTGGTGATGTTCTGCTCGGCATTCTCATCCGATTTCTGCGACCAATCCACCACGCCCGAAGTATAGAAATCCTTCCACGGCTCAATGTAGAGTAGTTTGGGGTCTTGCGGGTCAGGCATGAATTGCAAGTTGAACATCTTCTGCAAGTCCTGCAACAGGTCGCTCTGCTTAACATCAGCAGGCAGGGCGGTTCGCATATCCAGCACGCCGATACTGACGGGGTTCTCAAGGCAGGTCCATTGGATTGTTGACCCCGATGGTATTGTTGTCAAAGCGTTCCGATTCTCTTTGTACTGCACGATGACCCGCTGATTTGCGAACAACTGCACATTCTCAAAAACCGCTGACGAATCGCCGCTGACCGCCATTGTGATGTTCTGCGAGGCCACCGTTCCACTCGTATCAATATCAAAAAGGCGAAGTGTTCCCTCGGCATTTAATCCCAGATTTGTCGTCACATTCTTGAATCCAAACTTGAGATTCCAACGGGTTGGTAGTACTGGAGCCACGAAGGTGCTGGACGATGCGACCCAATAGCCTGGGCGGTCGTAGTACGGATTGACTGAATCATTTTGAAACACCATCTTCCCAAATGTGGTTCCAAAGGCGTTGATGCTCCCCGTCGTTTGGGCGAAGATATTGGACCCCGATAGGTTTATCGGCATGGTCCCCGCCGCATACGGAATCACCAGTTTGTTGAATAGTGCCGAGTTGAAGAATGTGGACGAGTAACGGAATCCCGCCTCGTTGAAGATGAGGTCCACCATTTTTTTGACATAGATGCTTGGCCCCAACTGCCACCACCCTGCGACCAGGTTCCCTTGGGTCAAGTCGCTGAATCCGACCGCATCCACAACCCCGTAAACATACCCGCTTGATGCCGCACCCGATGCCGTCCAGGTGCCGCTCACATGGCCGCTGGTTGGCGTGTGGTTCATTCCTGTAACGCCCGCCGTGTTGACGAGCATATTGCCCTCAATGGCTTTGAATAGGGATACATTGTCCGTAAACAATCCCACCTCGTAAGTGACGGTTCCCTTGGTCTTGGACATAGAGAGCAACTGCAAGACCCCGCTGAACACCTGCACCCCATCCTCCCACATGGCGGCACGAATCCGCTTGTTGGGTTGGAATCCACCCACGAAGGATTGGATGTTGTAGGCGTAGGCAAAGCAGGCCCGATTGGTTGGGGTGTTGGGAAGGGTGATGGTCTTGCTGAACGACCCCCGTTGCTTCGTGACATCTTCAATATCCCCGATGGAATAAGTTACCGCAATGTCGGTCCCGCCCATCGTGTCCAGCACATAGGGGACCTCAACATTGGAATCGTTGAGCGGGTAAGCGATTAGAGTTACGCTCATAGGATGTTATTATCGTAAGCCACCGCAATCTCAATCTGCAACTGCGTGAGGCGGTCATTCCGTCTGGTTACAAATTGATACTGATTGGCGTTGACCACCGCTTCCACAAGGGTTCCGTTGAGTTCCAACCACACATAGCCGCTCCGTACCATTTCAATCAGCCACTCGGATTCGGCATCGGTCAGCCAATCGGAGTTCAGCGCATAGACATAGTCAAACGACCCCGCCCAAATCTTGTTGTAAGTGGTTGTAGCATAGACATCCGAGTTGTACCCGAAGACCTCACGCTCAATATTGGCTCGCTTGCGATTCTTCATCGTAAAGGTGTAGGAATCAATGCCGCCGTACTTGTTGACGAAGTGGACGGGGATGGAGTTAAATCGCTGACAAGGGCCGATGGTATAGGTGTAGGCAAGGGAAAAATCACCCGTAAATGAATCCTCAAAAGCAAGCGTGTAGATAGACCCTTCGGCGGTTGGGAAGTTGACTGAACCAGCAAGGCTGTCCGAACATTGTGCTGATGTCAGGGCTTTGAGGTTCATCGGTCCTGCGCCAAAGCGAGCGATTGACCCGCTGACGGATGCGGGAAGGTCAACAGTAAAAGACCTCGTTGGGTAAGTTACCTGTATTCTGTCAAAGGGTGTACCCGACTGACCCATGCAGAGGAATCCGTAATCCGTGCCGTACACGGTGCGAGTTGTAGGCGTGGTCAAAGCCTTTTTTTCGCCATCCGAAAAATATGAAGGGAAGTAAAAGCCGCCACTCCATGTCGCAAGTTCCAACTGCTCCAAGTTTCCTGCAAAGGCAACATTCCCCGTCACATTGGTCGTCGTTCCCGTCTGCACGACAGGGGTTGTGCCGTATTCCTCCATGAAGGTCAGCCTGTACCCCGAATAGAACCCCGCATGGTCAGCGAATCCCGTCTGCGTCAAGGTTGGCTTGATAGGGGTTATCAATGTTTCCACGACTCTGCTGACATCAAAGAATCCGTAGTTGGTGGTGGGCAGTTTATCGCACTTTAGCCGTGCAAGCGTGGTCGTACCTGCTGCATTCTTGACATCGCAGACATAGCGGTAATTGGTCGCACTTGTCAGCGAGCCGCTGACCTTGAAGAGCATTTTGTTATACACTGGGGTCGCTGCTTGGGGCGAACCCGAAAGGACTGATATTGCCATAAATTATTTTTCGGTAGATAAACTAACCTGCTTGCCCAGCACCTCGGAAATTGTGTTTATTAAAACGTCAATCTGCTCATTGGTTAAAGCATTGGATAGGAAATTGGTTGCATACAAA